GTCGAAGATGAAAATTACGACTCCAGCAGGCGGGATATGCTCCTGAGTTGCGTTAAGCAGCGCAATGGCAAGTACGAAGGCGCGATATCTCTCTGGCAGACCAGGAGAAGCAGGGCGTTTGTAGATAGGGCAGACCGCAAGATCCAGGCGTTCGATCCCCCGGCTAACCTCAAGGTAGTTAGCGATGTCTGAGGGATTCTTTATTGATCGCAAGGGCCAGATCGAGCATCTGATTAAGAGGGTTACTGAGATCGTAGAGGGCGGCAATGTCGTGTCTCTGTCGATGTTGATCGGGCGCACCAGGTCGAGCCGTCAGCGAGCAGCGCTCGAGGTCTGGTGTCGCACAGTCGCTGATCTGTTTAACGAGTCAGGTATCACCAGGTCGATCCGCTCCTCGATTTTCCGGGATGGTGAGATGGAGTGCCCGTGGAGCCAGGCGTCCGTCAAGGATGAGATCTGGCGTCCCATGCAGCGGGCGATCGCTAAGGTTGAATCAACCACTGAGGCTACGACAAAGCAGTATGTCGAGGTCTATGAGGCCCTGGTGCGGGCGTTCGGAAACAAGGGAATCACCCTGCCTAAATGGCCGGTAAGGATGGATCGTGGCAGTTAAGAGAGAAGCCTGCGATATCCATTTCTCGAAGGCGGTCAGGCACAGGGATCAGCACCGTTGCCAGTATTGTTTTTCAGAGGGCACCGATTGTGCCCATGTGTTCGGGCGCGCAAAGAAATCCGTGCGCTGGTCTATGGATAATGCGCTTTGTTTATGCCGATACCATCACCGTTATTTCACTGCGAACCCGATCGAATTCCATGACTTTCTGCTGAAAATCTGGGGCGAGGGGCATATGGATATCCTTCGAGAGAAGGCAAACCAGACATACAAAACAACCAAAGAGCTGCGAAAGGAAATCTCAGCGCATTACAGGGAGCAGTTAAAGCTCGCGGAGGCCGACTGGAATTACGAAATCGAGAGCTGGAATTGAACCGGGGGTATATCGATATGGGTGTTCAAGAAAGATTCGATCTGTGGAAGGCGAGAGAGGAGCGGCGTCAGCACCTGGGCCCGATGCCTATGTTCGCGTTACCCAGCACCATGCTCAAGGCTATGCAGGCCGTGAAGCGTGAGATCGATAACGCTTACGAGCTCAGCGAGCGGCGGGATTGTGAGCGCCGGTTGCGCCAGATCCTGGCGCTGTATGAGGCTCACGCATGATCGAGCGGTTCCTGGCACATAAACTATTGCGTATGTGGGCTGCTGCTGAAACCAGGGAAGTGCGTCATGTCGACTTCCCCAAGGTGTCACCCATGTTTAGGGACTATCAAAGCGGCTACCGGGCGAGCGTGTCATCTGAAGATGATGAGATTATCCCGGAGAGGGTGGGGGCGGTGTTGCATGAAATGCACCCAGCTTTGTCCAGGACACTCAGGCAATTCTATTTCGAGGGTAGGGATCCGCGGGGTTTTCGCAAGGCGTTTAACCTGGCGATGTCTGACTTCTGCAAGCGGTATGACTCAGTATCGCTTGATCCTGGATATCACCCGGCACTCGATCGAGCAGTATGAAACCCGCTTGTCGTTGGTGAATATCTCGATCCCGCAGTTGCGGCAGGGTTTAGATACATACGCCTGGCGGTTGTCGGCGTTTTTCTTCCGCTGCTTACACTTGTTCGAGCAGTACATGGCATCGCTTCTAAGGGCGGTAAACTCCTCAGAACATACCGCGCACATCATTTTAGTTTCCATCAGTGCAAAGTCCTGTCTGGATCGACTGCCATCTCGAGGATATCTCCCCAGCCTGCACCGACATTGCGGTACGGTTTGTCGCTGACAATCGGGTAGTAACCTTCTCGATCCTGCTCCAGCGCTGCCCTTTCGATCAAGCTCGCCAGCGCTATGTAAATTTCTGCCTCGGCAAATGAATCCCCAAGCCAGTGCGTGATCGTTGATAGTTCGGCCCCTGGCGCGCCCAGGCACCAGAACAGCAAGAAGTTCCAGACCGCGGCCTCGCAGCGTGAAAACGGGCCGTCAGTCATTGCGCTTTTTGTTGCGAATTTTCTTCGCCATGAATTCGATTGCGTCCTCATCCCAGGAGCTCACGCCTTTCGGTATCTGTTGGATTTCCCCGCCACGCTCCAGGAAGCTCTGAGTGTCCTCCTGGATGCGTTTGCGATTGAGTTCGATTTGCGGGGTGGGGTGTAGTTTCAGCCAGTCACGGGTCGTCACGGGATCGCTGTCCATATCTCTAGGGCAATACCCATGGCAAGAATGAGCGCGAGCGCCAGGTAATGCTCGGATATGTCAGGCATCTTTTTCTCCCTGGTTCCAGGGCCGGGCTATCAGATCGGGAACCTGATCGCCGGGGAAGGATCGCTTTTCTCCTCTGCCATCGGTGATGACGCACGTTGTCTTGTAGGTGATTTCCGATCCGGATCTGCCCTTTGGGGTACGCCGCCACTTCACTTTGATTGGGCCGTATTGGAATACCTCGGGCCATAGGTTCATCAGGGCGATCGACTCCTTTAGCTTTTTCTGCTCGCGCCCTTGCTTGGCCCACATTCGCTCCAGGTCGGCCATCTTTTCGTTGATTGCTTCGAGTGTGCTGGTCATGCCGCTCGCTCCTTTTGCATTTCGATTAGATATTCCTCGGCCTTGTCGTAGTCACAATCGAATACCTCATGGCCGCAGTAGGTGAGGGTGATGTCGGAGTCGTACAGTTTCCCGCCGACCCCGTTATCAGTTGGTGTAATGCTCGACGCTCCCCAATCCAGATCCTGGTCGGTGATGTCGATCTCGATCGCTATCCAGAGCTTCACGGCGCGGCCTCCTGCTGAGCGGACAAACGCACCCCAAATTCTGCGTCCCAGTCGAAAACGTCATCAGTGATATCTGTGGGCGCGTTCCCGCTGTCATGGCTCGCGCAAACAGTCAGGTGTCCGTCATCGTCAACAGCGATCACAACCGCCCAGCCGCTCCCGTCTACGTTTTGAATCCTCATGCCGCCACCTCCTGCTGTGCCAGGTCAGCCAGGCTTTCGTAGGCATAGAGCTCGCCGCCTCCCTCCGGGCCAGTAGTCATCCCAGGACTGAATATCTGCCCCAGGGTGGAGAGTGCTCGGTATTCGAGGGAGCGCTGCCCCTGGTGCCATTCGGTGTAATGCCAGTACGCGCCGATAATTAGATCGGCCAAGCTGAATTCGTCATCTTCGCCAATCCACCAAACGTCAGACTCTTCGCGCTCCTCAAGCTGGATAGCCAGGAGAATGATTAGACGGGTCGCCCGCTCATAATCGCGCTTGCTTAGGATCTCGTTGCGGATGTTTTCATAGAGCTCGGTAAAGCCCTCCACTCGATCGGTAGTCATTGGGTCACCTCCACGGTTAGGGTTTCGGGGCGCTGAAAGGCAAGCTCGGCGGCTCTGCCGATCGTCATCTCTGCGGGTGTAACTAGTCCCTGCTCGCGCTCGTAGGTGGTGGGCTGGGCGTAGTCCCGGGCGAGCCCTCTGAAAAGGTTGATGTCGGGGTGGTTGATGTCCACCCAAACATGGGTGCGGCTCGCCTTCACGATCCCCAGGCCGTATTGCTTGGCCTTCAGATCCTGGCGCTCCTCTTTGCTGCGAGCGAGCAACACGTCTAGGTAGCCGGTGGGCCAATTGCAGTTGGCCCTCTCGATGAATTTCCAGCTCAGCCGGTAGGCGGTGACATTTTGGGGTGCGGCAAATAAATCGTTCATGCCTCCACCTCCTTGGCTCCGGGAAGAATGTCGCTCACAAGATCCAGCGCCTCGGCTTTGGACTGGCATTTAAATACCTCCCTTACCTGGCCCTGCTGCCCCTCTGGGCGCTCCACAAATACGACTCGGTAAACGGCTTTCTCCGGGAAGGGTTCGCGCCTGGTCGGGCTGTGCGGGCTCCCAGCGATGTGGTGCTCGGGCGTGGAATAGCGGTGTATGGCCGCTATGGCGTAATCGGTAACGAACGAGGCTATGTGACTCATGCCGCCACCTCCTCGGGGAGTTGCGTTTCGATAACGCGCATCCAGTCCTTGCGGTGGTCGAAAGGGCGAGACTTGTCGCCTGCCCAGTACCATTCGCCATCGATCTGGCGGATCGGGTCGAAACCCAAGTGGCGCGCCAGGGCATTGAGGCGTGACTTCGTGGTGTTGGTCAGCCAGCCGCAGTGGTCGAACCTGACCAGGAACCAGCTCTGATAAACGTGCAGCTCGCAAATAAGATTGCGGTGCAGATACACCCGGATTATTTTGCTCGAGAGCGAGTGCGCTACGGTCACTTGCGTGTTTGCCTGTTTCCAGGGCTGACGCTCCTGTACGGCCTCGATCATTGCCTCCTCGATCTTTCTCATGCCGCACCCCCTTTCGCTTCTGCGTGGCGGGCCCGGGCTTTGGCGATGAAGTGGGCGTCTGCGTCGGTGCTGTAGGACTGGCCGACAAAACACCCGCCGTGGCTCTTGGCTCGGTAGACTGACCAGCCCAGGGAGTTGGCGATGTCCTTGGCGGTGGCGTAATCGTTGTCGAACGCCAGGTAATGCAGGATATAGCGAGGGTTGCCGTTGACGTCATTATCGACGCGCTGCATTTGCTTTTCGATCTGCCTGGCATCGGTGCCGATCGGGTCAATGTCTGCGTCCGGGTGGATCTTGATTTCTGGCAGCGTGAGAACGTCCAGGATCGCCTGGATCTCTCCGATAACTTCTTCGAGCTGGTCAATGTTCGAGCGCTTGCCGATGATTGGATTGGCTTGATTACTCATTGCTGTGATCTCCGTAATAGTTGTTTTTTATCTAGCCCAAAAAGGATAGACGAGCCGAATCTAACCGATCGAAATAGCGGTGTCAACATATGGTAATTAAATTATTTATCTCTGGTTTAATTTGGTTGACAATTAACAGCGGGCAAAGCTCCGTCCGTCTTTTGTAGGATGGAAACCTAGTCCGTTGTGAACCTCCTAAGAGTATTTTGCCCTGCCTTGTGCGGGGCTTTTTTTTGCCATCCAAAAAGGATCCTTCGGAATGATTCGATTGATGATTGCTGCGCTGGTGCTGGGCGTCTCCCAGTCATCCGCGGAGACGGTGATTAGCTACGATGACGGCTCGACCTACACGCTCAAGAGCGGGGAAGAAATCTATATTTCCGGGTCTCACCATGAGGTGTTCAAGCGGCGGGAATACAGCAACGGAAACCAATATTTCATTGTGCAAATCCCATGGCCGCAGCGGGACTATGTTTCGCAGCCGACCGATGGTTTAGAAATGGGCTCGCATGAGTGGTGCGAGGCGTTTGTTCCCTGGTCGGAAGGGCTGACATTTGCTCAGCAGGCGTGGGATCGCTACTGCGACACCAACAACGATGACGTATATGGCCCGGGTGATTCGCCATGGGAAGGCTGAGCGCTGATTGTGAGCTCTGACGGCCGGGTAAAGGGGTTACTGCAAAAGCACAATCTCGATGGCGTGAATAAGCCCAAGCGCACCCCCGGCCATCCCACCAAAAGCCATATGGTGCTAGCCAAGGAAGGCGATCAAACCAAGCTGATCCGGTTCGGCCAGCAGGGGGTTAGCGGTGCCGGGAAAAGCCCGGATACGGCCGCGGAGAAGGCCAGGCGTAAGAGCTTCAAGGCGCGACACGCCAGCAACATTGCCAAAGGCAAGATGAGCGCGGCGTATTGGGCCAACAAAGTGAAGTGGTAATGGGATCCTCCCGGATCGAGGATTTACTTATTGGCGCTGCGGCCGCTGTGGCTGTGGCATTGTGGCTTGTCACGGTAGCCGTGATGGGCGGTATGCTATTGATAACTAGGATATTTATCTGATGCCAGGACTACTCAACCGGCCCGGGCTATACGCCAATATCCACGCCAAGCGGAAACGGATCGAGCGCCAGAAGGCGGCAGGGAAAACCCCGGAGCGGATGCGAAAGCCAGGCAGCAAAGGCGCGCCGACTGACCAGGCGTTTAAAGACTCAGAAAAGACCGCCAAGAAATAAAGCGATCGGATGACTGGTATGGGGGCAAGTCAGGATCCCGAGCTGTTGGCGCGGGTAAAGGAATTCGAGGGTTATCGCCGGCACGTTTACCGCTGTAGCCTGGGGCACCTCACGATCGGGTACGGCACGATGATCGAAGAGGGTGGGCACGGTGTCCCGTCCTTCATTGCCGAGCTTCTGCTGCGGGACTATCTGCAGACCATCGAAACGCGCCTCAAAGCGCATGAGTGGTACGGCGAGCTCAACACCCCGCGCCAGCACTGCATACTTGAGATGGCCTATCAGATGGGCGTCGAGGGCGTCCTGGGCTTCGAGAACATGATCGAAGCACTGAAGCGCGGCGACTGGCCCGAGGCTGAAGCCGAGGCGCTGGATAGCTTGTGGGCCAAGCAAACCCCTGCCAGGGCCCGGGACGTGGCTGAGCGTTTAAAGCTGGGCTGATGGACAAATACGAATACCTCCGGCCGTTTGTGGAGACTCAGGCACAAACGAAAATGCTGGATGCAATGGCTCAGTGTGACTCAGTGTCGCAAGCGGCCAGTATGCTCGACATATCCGAGCGCAATACATACCAAATGCTGAAGCGGCTGAAGAAAAACGCTGCCGCCAGGGGCGTATCCCCCGAGCATGACATGACACACCAGACCGCCGAAGGCTTTGTGGTCAAGGGCACCTCGACGCTATACGGCGAAGAAGGTGACGTCCGGGCCCAGTGGGTCAAGACTCAGCAGGCCCCGGCCCAAGCGCTTAACCAGATCCGCGAGGCCATTGTCGAGGCGATGGAGGATTACCGGGGCGTATACCGGCCCAGGAAAGCCCCGACATCGGATACTGCCGATCTGCTGGCCTGCTATGTGATGGGCGACCCCCACATTGGCTGTTATGCCCATGCGGAGGAAGCCGGGGAGAACTTTGACGTCAAGATAGCCCGGGAGGATTTGCTTAACGCTACGTCCCGGCTAGTGTCGGTCGCACCCAAGACTGACCATGCTTTGATCGCGAACCTGGGTGATTTTTTCCACGCTGACAACAGGGGTAATACCACGACCCGGGGCACCCCGGTG